TTACCCGCACATCATGGAGACGACGCCGCGCAAATTAGAGGGCTTCGTCGTCACGACATACGACGTCACCTTCGATACCCCCAGGATCGGCTGCGCCGTGGTCAGTTGCGTCTGCTTGGAGATACCGAGCGTCAGCCGGGTGACCACCAACTGGGTCTGCTTGGAGATGGCATCGCCGGGCCGCGCGACGACCTGCTGAACCTGCTTCGAGATCGCAGCTGATGTCGGGGTCGCCATCAGGTGCTCACCTGCATACCGGCCTCGTAGGCGGCGGCATTCAGATCAGCGGATGTCCATGCAACGCCCGTCTTTGGATTGACGGTCTGGTTAAATTGAACACCCGGCGCCACGAAAGCGGTGGGCAACGCCTCGGCGGCCGACACAAAGGCCTCTCCCCCGATCAATTGCGCCAACGCGATATGACTCAGACTTCCGCCGCCCTCGGTGCACCTGACGTTCGTGGTGACGCACACGACGTCCTGGTTTCCGATGGACGGGCCGCTCATGAGGTAGCGCTGCACGGCGCCTGAAGTGGTGGTGGTATCGAACACCAGGTCGTTCACGATGGGCTGGTTAACGTTGCTGACCTCGCCGGTCATTTGGTCGAGTGTTCCAGCAGCGGTCCCCGCACAGGTGTAGACGCTATAGTCTCGCGTATCGCTGTCGCTGACGTGCCCTTCGGACCAAGCGCTGTCGGCTCTACCCGTGTTGTTGCCGAGGTTCACTCCGCCGAGCGCCGTCACGCCGTCGGTGGTGATGTCCCCAGTGAAGGTGAACACCTGGCTCTTGTTAATGTGGAGTGTGAGAAAGCCCTCCGCGGCATAGTTGAAGTTGATATCGAACTTGTCCGGCGAGGCCGGCTGGATCGAAAATCCGGACAAAGTGACACCCAGCAAGGTCTGAGCGCCCACCGCGTTCACCTTGTAAACGCTATATGGGCCTGGGGCATTGGTGCCGGTGTTGAATATAACAATTCGGGGAATGCCGCTCGCATCCACCAGCGCCAAGAACGGGGTGGAAACGTTCACGTTGCCCTCGTTGTCGCACCAAACTCGATGGGTCATCCAACCGGACGACAGCGGGCCGGCCGGCCATAGGCGCTGGGCGAAAGCGACCCCTCCTGAGACCAAAATTGCCGATCTCGCGACACCCACTCGGAAGTAAGGCGCTGCGGTTTCTATCGTGATGCCGCCGCCGATGTTTCCGTTCATGTATTGGAAATCGCCGTCTTCGCCGTAGGTGTCATGCGGTGTCGGGGTGGTCATCTGACTGCCTTTTAACGTTGAAACATGAAGGCCCAGGCCACATCGGCCCAGGTCGTGTCGGGCGTTCCGACGGGCGCAAGATCGGCGCTGTCGCCGCTCTGCACATTCACCTCGGCGAAGGTGGGCAACGTGACGACACCGGTGGCGCTGATGGTGATGGTGCCCAACACGGTGCGCGTGCCAGCCACGGTCGCGGCAAACGCGTATTGGGCCGGGTTGGCGGGCGGTGCCGGGGCGCTGATGGTAGCGCCCGCAAGGTTGGCCGGAATCGTCAGCGCTTCATTGAAGCTCCAGCGCATTTCATAGGCGCCGGTATTGCTCACCGGCCCCGGATGGAACCACCGTTGGGGCGCCGCCGTACCTTGCACCAGGTCGGCGATATCGGCGGCCGTCAGAGCTACGTCGCCCGTCCTGCCGGCGACGCTGCGCACGGGCGCCAGCAGGCCGGCCGGTATCTCGACATTCTTCTGTCCGGATGGCTTCGCGGGGTCGACAGCCGGGATTATCAGGTTGGCGAAATAAGTGTCCGCCGGCATGGCGCTAATGGGGAGATCAGTCATGGGCGGTCAGCTCTCCAAAACGATATTGGACGTCGTGCCATTGAGGGCGGCAGCGAGGTTTGCGGTCGAAATCAAACTCAGAACGCCCCCCGGAAATACGAGCACCTGGTCGTCGCCGCCGATCGTTGTGACCACCGGGAGCAACGCCAACGGGCCTGGCGCACCGTTTGGTCCGAAGCCAAGCGTGACCACAGGGCCGAGCCCGGATTGTTCGATGGAGAGGCCCAACGAAGCCATTGCGACGACGATCTTCATGGCGGCGCGGCGGGCGGCGCGGTGATCGAAGGCAGCGCCACAATGCCGAAGGTTTCGCTGTAGAGAATGACGCCATTCAGCGCGTACCGAATGTCGCACGACAGATTGCCAGGGGGCCAGCCTGTCGTGTCGCAGGGGCCTAACTGGAATGTCCCGGCCGCCGCCACAGCAATCGTCACGGTCAATTCCGCGACTAGGGCGGCATTCAGATCCCGCACCTCGGACGTGAATGTGGCGCCCGTGATGTCGATCGGCGTGCCATCATCCTGCTGCGCCGTCGCGGTGAGCAGCAGCGTCTGGCCGACCTTGACCGGGAACGCGATCATCGCGGCGCTTTCGAAATGCGGCTCATCAGGCGATCTCTGCGCTCGCCGCTGGGAGCTCGCTGGCCGCACCCCAAATCACCGCATAAAGCGCCAGCCGGTAGGCGGCTATAGCTTGGTGAAACGCCACGAAACTGGCCCCCGATGGGAAGACGTGGAGTGCGCCGCTGCTATCCGGCCAACTCCACGTCGATGCGTTGCCTGGGAACGCCCCCGAATTCGCATTGATCAGCCCGGCCAGTTCGGCCGCCAGAGTCAGCGACAAACCGTCGAGCGCGTAGGTGCCGTTCAGCGCGGCAGCGTGCGCCGTGCTGGTCACGGCCAGACCCGCTCGTAGCGCGATCACTGCTGCGATTGAGGGCATTGGCACGGCGTCCACGGCCGGCGTGAAACTGCCTAGCGCGCCAGCGATGAAGGTGGTGGTAGCGGGCGCGGAAATCAGCGCGTTGTATTGCGCCTGGCTTATCAGCTGCGCCCCCGCCGGCGGCGCGGCGATCGCGCTGTCGAAGAAGCCCGTGGGGCGACCATGGCCGTCCGTTGTGACGTATTTTGTCATGTCAGTTCCCCAACGCCATCCAAAACCCGCCAACGCTGGCGTTCGACGGAATAGCCGGACAGTAGATATCGATGTGCGAAAGGTCCGCGCCGGCACTTATGCCGTAACTGAGGCAGAAAGAGCCGCCATCATTGGCAAAACCGCCCAAATACTGCGTCGGAAATGAGGCTCCGAGCAGTATCGACGTGGTCGGGGAGCTGGTTCCCGAAAAGGCAAAAGTACCGAAATTAACCACGATCGGCGGCCCGCTCACCAATGGCACGAAGAAATAGCCACTGACAACGGAGCCGGAGACCGTGAGGGAGCCACCGCCGGCGCCCCCCTGGCGGACAAGCGAGAGGATCGCCGCCAGCACCTGACCGTTATTGGCCGCATTGGGTGTTTCCCCACCCGCCGCGATAATACCCATGAGCTCTTCTTGCACGCCGTTGAAGAAGAGGGCGTTGCCAAACGTCCCTTCCTGGTTAGCGGCAAGGTTTCGGTCCTGCCACATGCGCAGGCCGTTCACGAGGGCGTAATTGGCACCGCTTATTCGGTCCATGGATTAACTCTCCTGCAAAATGTAGCCGGCGTTGTCTTCCAGCAGGATCGAGCCCGTGCCGTCTTCCAATGCGATCGACGAACCTGTCGCCGCCGTGTCGTAATTAAAGAAAAAAGTAATATGCAGCGGCGCGCTGCAGGTCATCGGGCAGACCGCCAGGTTCGGTATGAACGTCCCCAGGCTGTCGTCACACGTCGCGGCGCCACATTCGAAATTCGTCACCGAGGTCGCCGGAAGGTTGACCGCGATCGCGAAATTCTCCGCGTAGGGCACCATCTGATCGCTGCACGTCGATGCGCCGCAGACCCAATTCGGCACTTCGACGATCGTCAGATCGACGCCCAAACCGGCCGCCATATTCTCGAAATAGCCGGCGCAAATTGGGCCGCCGGCCGTCCATCGTTGATAAACAATTGCCGCCTGCTGCTCGAACCCAAGCGCGGAAGTATCTCGGCCGCAAGGATCAGGACCGAGAACCCGCTGGTAATCGGGCAGCAAGTTGAAGGCGAACCGTGGGTCGACCTGCGGGCCCATCGCGTCGGAAGATACTTGCAGGTCGGAAATCACGGCACCAAGGCCGAGAAGTCGGGCAGCAAAATAACTGTCGACGTCGGCCGGAAAAATCCAGCCCGGCGGCGCGAGCGCCAGCAATTCCGCCTGCACTTGGCTTGGCGTGCGCGACATCAGCTCGCGCCAAAATCAAGGGTGCCGAGGATCGGCAGTTGGCCGGCAGTGTATGTCTGGTCCGCCGATGGCGCGCTGCGATCGTGATACGTTTCGCCGGAGCCGTTGCTGAGCGCCGCGTCGAGATTTGACATCGGCATGATCCACGCACTGCCGCCGCTGCTTTGGGCTGCCCCCGGCAGTGTGGCGAAATAGAGCTGCAGCGCGCCCGTCGCGGCAAGCTGTACCGGCACAGTGTTTGGCGTGAGGGCAATCGTCACGTCGACGGGGATCAGAGTGAACGGGGTCACGTAGACCGACATACCGAGCGGCTTTCTTTGCCCGGCGTCGGTCAAATACGCGGTGACAACGTCGAGTTCCGTATCGGTCGGGACGCGTGGAGGCAGGCCACCACCTTGGTTGATGGCAAGGAAAACATTGACATTGCCGAGCGACAATTGAACCGGCTGAACGATGGCGTTTTCCAGCACCTGGCCAACCCACTGCGTATAATCCTCGCCGGAGCCTCCAGCGCCGCGCTCGCGAATGCGCTCCAAGATCCGCTGGCGCCAATCCTCGATCGGTTCCAGATCTTGACCGTCGCTAATGCCGTCACTCGCCACGGTCGCCGTCTGCGGGTTCAGGCCGGGCACGGGTGTCACAAATCCCAGCACTACACCGGCATCCAGGTTGCCAGCGCTCCCGGCGACAGCAGCGGAGATTTCCAGCGTGCCAGTACCGGTGTTGCTGAGCGTGCCGGCGGTGGTGGTCGTGTAGATCGCGCCCGCGAGGCTGAGCGTTTCGCCGCCGGCCACGACCTGATTGGGTGACCCCACAACCGTGACCGGACCGGCCGCCTGTGTCGGCTGCACGCGCGGGACATTCCACACCGCGGCATGGCGGGACAGCCATCGCCACGCAGTATCCGGCATCAACTCTTTGGCGTTGCTCGCCAGATAAAGCCAGGTATCCGTAACGCTCAATTCGGCCACGCGCGCGTGCACGGCCAAAGTCGAATTAGGAGATCTTGCGTCCACCACGGCCGGCGGGGCCGCCGGATTTCTGAGCGCCCAAATCCGCGCGAATTCGACCTCGTAGACCGACGCAGCGCGGCTGCTTATGTCTCCCGGCGCCGGGATCGGCCAGCCGCCACTACCCGTGCCGCTCACGATAGCGCCTTGGTCACGGTCATTTTGGTGTTTGCAACGACGGCCTGAATGCCGAGAACCTGACGCTGCGTATAACCGACTTTGACGCCGACGCTGAGACCGCTGTTCTGGAAGTGTCCGAGCGCCTCCAGTGTCGCACTTTCACCGAGCTGCTTTGATTTGCGCGTCGCCTTCGCGCCATCCAACAACCAGAGCCGCGAACCGATCAGCTGGCCGGTGAAATCAAGCGCATCCCCGACCCATCCCTGCCGCGCCATCAGCGAGCCAGGAACGTAGAAATCGCTCTCCACTATGGGCAGAACGTCATCGCTGCGCGCGCGCCGATTGCACCCCATTGAGATAAGCATCGGCGTGGCGACCGTGGCGTCGAGCATCAGATCGGTGCCGTCGAACCCAAGGTCGCAACGTCCCGTCTGAGGATCCAAAACCAGCGCGTTATCGAGGAACATGGGGACCAGTTTTCCGCGTGCGCGCGAGTGCCTGGCATGCCCACCGTGGTGGGGTAGTAAGATTAGGCGGTGACGAAACCGGCCGCTGTGACGGTGCCCCCGACGTTCATATCGCCGTTCACTGCCCCGTTGCCCGCCACGCTCAAATCGCCGCCAATCGACATCGTGCCGGTGGTGCTGAAATCGCCCGTGACAGTCATATCGCCGGTTATTGCTGTCGGTCCAGTAATGGCGACCCCATTTGGTGCAGTAATCGACACGCCGGGCGTCTGTATGATCACCTGGTTGAAGCCAAAAATCTCCACGATCCCGCCGGCGCGCACGCGCACCCGACTGCCATCTTCCGCGTAGATGCAACCGCCATCACCGGGCGCCATCCCGCCGTAGCGGAACGACGGATTGCAGAGCGGAAGGGCAATGTACTGGCCAGGATCGCCACCGATCGCGAGGAGGTTCACGACTGCGCCTTGGATTGGCGGCATCGAAGCAAACCCGAAAATGCTCTGCACTTCTATGCCGGTGCGAGTGATACCGCTGTGCGTCTGCACGGTAATAGTTTGGGCCTGTCCCGTGTCGTCGACCGAGAGAACAACGCCCTGCACCGTGTTGCCGCGGGCATCATAAATCTGTTCGTGCAGCGCTTCCATTTCAGGGCGCCGTCAGGTTCGCGACGGTGGCATCCATCGATCCGGACCGCTTCTGCTTCGGTCCCTTTTTCTTGGAAGCCTCGTTAATGCGGTCATAGGCAGTGACGCCGACAACCCGCATGCGCGTTTTCATACCCGCGGCTCCGTAGGTGAAGTGCACGCCAGCGATCAGCATGTCTTTGTCGATCGCCAAAAATGGGTCGTAGAGCGGTGTCACCTGGTTGGGCCGCCACAAGGTGCCATCTGGGCCCTGCGGCGAGCGCCAGTCCGGAACACTGTAGTAAAGCTCATCACCTTCACCGCGCGCCACGCGCACCGCCCATTCAGCTTGTTCCTGTGTCGTGCTGCTGCCGCTTTGCGTCCGCGTCATGCGCACGGTCGGGCGGTAGCGCGTGATCTCGGGATCGGTGGCGTGGCCGGTCATCACGATCGCGCTCGCCTCCGGAGCCACGGCGGCGACCGGCGCCGGTGTGCCGGTCAGAGGCGCGACAGTGCTGTCCAGATGCACGGGCACGCCGGTCCGCGCGCCTGCGCAGCGTTCGGTCTGGCCTTTGACATACACATCGCTGAAACGATGCTCCCAACTCTGCGTGCCTTCGCTGTCCTGCACATTGACGCCGATCTGCAGAGGCGCTGGCGCGCGCGAGCTCCCACCTTGGGTCAGCTGCAGGCCGCCGATCCCGTCCGAAACCAAAAGGGTTGACCGCTGGCGAGCCGCCTTCTCCAGCGCGGCCAGCACCGTTTCATGCGGGCCAATTGCCAAGCGAACAAACACGTCGCCCACATCCACGAAGGCGGTGACGTTGATACCAAAGGGCATGCAGAGCGCCGTAGAAATATGCAGGAGGTCGACATTCTTGAACTCGGCCGGCCCGTTGGGCACCGCGGCGCAGTCAACCAGGTCGCCTGTTTTGTCGCGCCCTATGATCCGCATCTGCAGCGCGGTGGCGCTCCACTTGGTGCGGACCGTGTCGATGTAGCCATTCAAAACGAGTTCGCCGTCGAGATATATCTGCGCTGGCATCCCCTTCACGATCGGCTGCGTCGAGCCACCATAACCGCCGTAGGCCGATGCGAAGCCCTGGTACGCGAGCGCTCCGGTCACACGCGCCTGGTCGAATATCATCAGCTCGAAACTGCCGGCGATATTTTTCAAATCGCGGTTAATCGAAACCTCGAAAAACTCGGTGATGCGCATCCCGCCGGCGACTAGAAGCACGCGTGCCGTTGGCTGGGAGGCTGGTGAAAACGCCGTGTAGTTGTCGGTCTGTGGCGCCGACTGCGAAATGGAGGCGCTCATGCAAATTCCCTTATGGAAGCAGCGGCACGGATGCTTGGCCGGTGGCCTGTAATGCTTCGATCAATCCCGACGCGAGCGAAGGGTCGGCGATGTAGTTCCGAGCCACCAGGTCGTAATACATGCCCGCAACCTGACCGGGCGTGTCGCCGGCTAGATACTGCGCGATCAGCCAAACCGGTGTCGGCCGCGGCAACGTCAACGTTACGATCGCCGGCAACCGCCCGATGCGAGCGTTCATGTCGATCGAGAGCGCGCTTTGTGCCGCGATGCAGCCGCGCCAAACGTTGGCGGCCAGTGTCGGGTAGGACGCTCCGAGCGAGAGCGCCGATTGCGCGCACGCCTGGACCGCGGCCAGCAGCTCGGCCAGCCAAGTCGCCGCGTCCTGCTGACTGGTGAAGACGATGTCGCTCGCCGCGGTGATCGCATCGGCAAGCACAAGCGCCTGGGTGACCAGGGTCAGTGCCGGGCCTGGCGCCGGATCTATCGCGTGAGCACCCACGGCCGTGACGACGGCGAGTAGAAAGCTGGTCGTCTGCGCTGCATCGGCCGCCACCGCCGCCGTAGTGGGTGCACCTGGCGCGACGGCGGCGGGAATCGGAGGCTGCGCCGCAACCACCGCGGCGGCGCTGGGAGCGGCGAGAGCGGCGCCCAGGGCGGCCGTGAAGCCAACGCCTGGCGGGAGATCGTCCGCGTCTGTGAGCAGAGCGATTTGGGGAAGGACCAGGGCACCAAGCAGCTCGGAGCTGGCGCCAGTGACGTCAAGCAGGGCGAGCCCGAAGAAGCCCGCAACCGACGCCGCGAAATTATGCGCGTAGGAGATCACCGACAGCACCTGGGAGATCTGCCCTAGCACCGCGTCCAGCATCCCGAATGCGGCTTGGCGCATGTTCTGCAGCTGTGTCAGCAGCGAGGCTTCCGTGTCGGCCGGCGGTGGCACGCGCGGGTAAAAGCGGGCCACGCTGGCGGTGAAGCGGACGCACCGCAGCTCGTCGTGCGAGAATACGATCTCCTGGCTCATCAGCACGGCCAGGAAATTGCCCAGCCACGGATGGTCCAGCGTTGAAGGGCCCGCGGTTTGAAATACCGTTTCCAGGGCGGCCGCCTGCGCCACGAAATCGTCGCCGATCATCAAACCGGAGATATGGATTTCGCCGTCGTCTTGCCCCAGATCCTGGAAGGCTGCGACGTCCTGTCCCGGAAAGAGCAGCTTCTGGACGCGGCGCCCCGGCGGGTGCCGGCTGTCGACCATATAGAACGGCACGCCCCCAAACGACGCCTCCATAAAGGCGCCGGGGTATTCGTCGAAGAGGTCTAAGAACCCTGTCATCGGCGGCTCAACACCGGCCCGGGGTTTGTGACTGTCACCGTATGGTTCGGATTGCTGGCCTGGACGTTTTGCACGGTGGTGCCAGGCGCCGCCGTAACCGTCACAGCCAGCGTGTCATGGTTGCCGCCGGCCGGGGCACCAGGCGCGCCGGCGGCGGCCGGCGGCGTGGCGCCCGATGCTCCATGAACGGCGGTTAGCTGCGCCGCGTCAGCAAGCCCGAAATGGCGACCAAGCCAGCTATCCTCAAGCGGCTTTTCCATGCGCTCCACCAGCGCGTGCAAGCCATCAACGAGTGCCTGCCAGCCGGAGGAGATGCCGGCCAGAATTCGTGTGCCAAGGCCACCAGACCAGCTATCAACCCAGGTGACGAAATCGTTGAATATTTGCTTCACGATGTCCCAGGAAGCGTGCATCTGCATTCCGAAGCCAGAGCCCATTTCGCCGAGGCCCTTCCACACCCGGTCCATGTCGAGCGTGAAAATACCGGCGAAGAAGTCGAGGAAGCCCTGGAAGCTCATTTTGACGCCGCTCCAGAGCTCTTCGAAAAACGGCGCGAAGGTTCCCCAGTTTTCGTAGACGTCATAGGCCGCTGCAGCGAGTAGCGCGACCGCGGCGATCACTAGTCCGATGGGCGAAAATATCGCCGCGAGCACCGCTCCCAAAGCCTCGAACACTGAAACCGCGCCAACGATCCAGGTGATTGGTGACATCAACGCTGCGAGCCCCGCGGCCACAAACCCAAGGCCGGCACCCAGAAGGCCCCAGACGGCAATCACCGCAGGCATCACAGCTGTAACCACGGTAACGATGGCTGCGAGCGCAAGGAGCCCGGCGACGGTCCCAAGTATTACGTGCGTGGTGACTGGAAAATGTTCGTTCATATAATTTAGCGCCGTCGTAATTGGCCACAGCGCCACGGCGACTGCCTTCAGCATCGGGAGCAAGCTCTCGCCTAACGTCCGGTTAAGCTCCGCTAGATCCTCTTCGACCTTCCGGAGCTGAATGAGCGGTGCGGCAAATCCCGTCGCGAAATCGGTATCAAGGGTATCCTTGCCGACCGCATCGAGCCGCTTCTTTAGGTCAAGAAACCCGGCTTTGTGCTCTAGCAAACTCACGATAGCGGTGCCTGCCTCCTGATTGTGGAGGAGCTTGCCGATGAACTCGGTTTTATCGATGTGTCCCATGCCGGCCGTCCGCTGATCCAGCTTTCCAAGCACGGCATATAGCGGGTTGATGCCCTGCTTCTCCGCGTTCCGGAGTAGCTTTGGCAGATCGATACCGGCCTGCTTTGCGAAGCTCCGGTTGGCAATCGGCGACGTGATATAGTGAAGAGCATCGAAGAAATTCGCTGCACCTTGGTTTGGCTGGCTACTATTCTTCATCACAGTTTCAAGGCTTGCGAACGCGATATCCGCGCTCCCCCGGCCTGTCATTCCGAGTAGTTCCATCTGCCCGGTTATCCCCGGCAGTTGCCGACTGAAATCCTCGACCTTAAAGCGGCCTTCTTTGCTGGCATAAGCCATCGCAGCGAGCGCACCGCCGATCTGGCCTTCCGGGATTTGCGCGTTACCCAGCAACGATCCAGTCGCAGCACCCAAATCCTCGGGCGAAATATTGTAGGCGGTCGCTGCTTTTGAGTGCGCCAAGAGTGCTACGTTGACGACGCGTGCGCTGATCCCTTGCTGGACGAGGTCCGAATACGCGCGCGCAATACTTTCGCTAGTCTGTCCGGTTTCGTGCGCGTCGGAGACGAACAGCTGATTGAGCCGCTTGATCTCAGGCGCAACCTTATCGCCGCTCAACTTCTCTGAGATCGCGATATGACGAAGGATGTTCTCATAGGCTGCGTATTGGCCAATCGAGTGCGCCATGCCCGCGCCCTCCATTATCCCCACGAAACCCTGGCTAATACCGTCTTGAGCCGCGCTACCTGCTGCATGGGCGGCATCGACAAAATTACCGCCCGCGCGACGTAGATTTCCTATCCGGTCCGGTTGAAGGTTGAGAGGGATACGGCTGTCTCCGCCAGGCCCTCCTAGCAGTAGGGGCGAGCCGCCTGCTCCCGGTGGGTCCTCAGAGACGTCGCCACCCCGAGCGCCGTTTCCGAGTGTGACCAGTTGCCCCAGGGATCGGTTCAGAGAGGCGATCCCGCCAGAATTAACGCTGATGATGCTTTCGTTCGCGGCGGCCGCCATGCGCGTTATGGCGGCGGTGGCGCGGTCGGCCTGCTGTTCCGTGCTGCGAAGTCCATCGACCACCTCGTCGATCGGGCCAGCCAGCCGCTGCAGCACGTCTAAACCCTTTTCAAGGTCGCCCAAGCCCAATTTCTTCGCCAGATTGACCAGGCGGTCCATCTGCTTTTCGAGCTTGCTCAGGCCGTTCGACAGCTTGTCTTCGAGGTCGAGACGAAGGCCGGCTCTGAGCTCCTGGTTCACTTAGTAGCCTCCTGCCGGCGCCGCTCATTCAGCTGGCTCGCGGCTCCGCCCCAGAACCGCACGCGATCGGCGGTCAGCGCCTCCAATTCGGCGCGTGACCACCCGTAATGTTCGCCAATCGCCGATACGATTAGCGGCCAGTCTTCTGGCCACTCCCGGACAAAAAACCCACGGTGCGCTGCAGCGCCATGATGTCTTCCGCGTCCATCGCATCGAACACCGCCGACGCTTCTTTGGGCGTCATGCCGGTCGTACGTGCGAGCGCGTTGCAGGTCACATCCGCACCCTTGGCGCCGCCCTGGACGATCGCGATCAAATCGGCACCGGTCATACGGCGCATCACGAACTGTTCTGGCAGCTCGATTTCGCCGCCGCTGTCGGGGTGCAGCAGCGGAAGGGTGACCTTGCCATCGGCATCAACCTCCGCGTGGGCGGGCAGGCCGTCTTCCTCGTTGAAACCCCCGATGATCGCGACGATTTCGCTGGCCGCGGAGATATCGCTTGCATCCATCCGATCATAGAGCAGAGCTGCGCGGGCGGGCGTAAGGTTGGCGGACCTGGTGATTGCAACGATGCTCATGCGGCCCTTCGCAGCCATCACCTTGCGCATGTCCGGCCCCTTCATGCGCCGGAAGGTCAGCTGCGTGAATTTCTCGCTCACCACCTCAGCGCTGGTCGTAGCGCGCGTCCGCACCGCAACCGGAAACTTCAGCTTCAGCACGATTAGACCGTTGGGCAGCTTTTCGGCGCCGGCCGGCAGCGCCACGTCACTGGCGCTGTCGTCCAATACGATGACATCGGCTTCGTCCACGGCGCCTGTCGCAGCGACGCCTTCGGTTGCAACGGCGTCTCCAATTGTCACGATCGGGTTCACAGCTCGATGGGCTCCCCACCCTTAAAGTTCAGTTTCAGTTTGCCGCCGTCGCCGGCCGAGAATTCAAGCGCCTCGGTGAGGAACGCCTCGTCCCAGGAGAAAATCTGGCCGGTGTCGCAATGCACCTGCAGCTCGCCCTCGTCGGTGGAGAACGTATCCGTCACGCGCTGGCCGGCCTCGACCGGCACGGTCACGCTGATTTCGGAGGCGACCATCATTTGCGCGCGCCCGACCTTGCGGCTGAAGATCACTTCCTTGTTGCGGACACCGCCCAGCTTTACGGTTCCGCCGGGCTCGTTATCGAGCTTCACGCCGTTGAAATAAATGTCGACGATGCCAAGCGTTTGCATGGTTTATGTGCTCCCTAAACTTCGAACTGCAGGGCGCCTGCGAGCACCATCAAATTGCCCACGCGGCTGTAGGGCTGCGTCGCATTCACCCGGTTGATGCTGTTCGGATCGATCGAGAAGTTCGACAGCCGCACCTGGTTCTGCACGTCCTGGATCCAGCCGCTTTTCCCGTAGACCGTGCAGCGGGCCGCCCAGCTGCCCTGCAGACGCAAGGGCGTGGCAACTGTGGGATCGTACTCGGCTGCCAACGATCCGTCCTGCGCCAGCTTATTGCTGGGATAGGTAAGTGAAACGTAACCCTTCCAGTCATAGCGGATGCGGGTGGCCACCTTGGCGGCATTGATGTCCTGCCAGGCGATCGTCAGCGTGCCGGTATTATCGGTCAGGTTTTCACTGACCAGGCGCTGCGTCACGACGGTGCCGTCCGTCAGCACGTCGAACGTGCTGAGGCCGTTTCCGAGCAGCAGCTGCTGTTCCTCCCAACCAATGCGATCGGCCATACGCGGCGCCACCACACCCGGCAGCACCTGGCCTCTGATCTGTCGGCTCGGATCGTTGTAGGTGCTCTGAGCGGCCACGGCCCCCATAGTCGCGGACCAGACCCAAGGCGGCGTCGGCGGGTTGGTAACGCCCAGGGTGGAGCGGAAGCGGCTGTTCATGGCCGCCTTCGCGTTCAAAATCTGCCCGTAGGAGCCGCTCAACACCACGTAGGCATAGGCGTCCAGGCCGGCCATTGCGTTGAACCGGCGATCGAGCTCGGTGGAAATTGCGGAGAGGTTCACCGCGTCCTGCCACGGCTGGATAATATCGGTGTACCAGGCCGAGGAAATGGTATCGATAATGGGGACGCACGACGGATTGACGGTGCCGCCACTCATACCGGTCACCGTGCACACCATTCCAGGAGGCAGCATGTCGTTGGGGCCCATGGCGACCCAAAGGTCGATGTTGTTTCCTTCCGTGCCGGCGTTCACCGCGGTGAGCATGATCTGGTGCCCCAACACGCCCTCGGTCTCGGCCGTGACAGGCAGCGCCGGCATCGTCTGCTCGGCGAGCAGCGCAACGGCATTCGTCGCGACGATCGGGGCGGTATCGGTCGCTGCAACGGGCACAAGGATTTGCACGCCGCCGATATAGAGCGGCAATACTCCGCTTTGCGTCCAGTTGCCGGAGATCTGAAATCCCCCCGTCGCCTGCTCCGCGCCGGCGGCATCCGCGACGCAAATCATCCACACCGGGATCGTCGGCTTCGTAGACAGAACGGCCAGCGCCTGGCCTTCGCCGATACTGCCAGCGCCGCAAAGGTTGGTCGCTTGGGCAGGCGTCAGCAGCGGGTAGACCTTCAACGGGGTAGCGTTACCGGCCGCTGACATCTGCGCGAAAATGATGATGCTGGCGGGAAATGGAAGAATTCCCGCGTTCGAATAAATCGGGTCTACTTCATAGTAGTTACCCGGAACAAGTATGTTCATCGGGATCTGATTGAACAGATTTGGGTTGACTGGCGGTTGGGGGGCGCCCCCGGCGCCGCTGTTGGTATCGCTCATCTTAGTTTCCCTTCAGCGGGCGTGCGCCCTGATCAGCCTCGTTCGAGCCAACGGGAGGCACCGGTTGCTTTACCGCTGGCTGCGCGGCGGTCGAGGCACCGGTACCGGCAACGTCAACCGCAGCCGCGGTGGCCGTGCTGCCCGCGCTTTCGGCGGCGGGCTCGACCTCGGCCGCGGGCGCGGCGTCGACGGCGGCCGGCGGGACAATCACCAGGTCGCCCGCGTTGACGCGGCGCCTGATGAAGCTCGTTTCCTCGACGGAAATGCCGGCCTCCGGAACCCATTTGCCGCCTGGCAGCTGAACACGCCGACCTGGTGCGGTTTGAACCTTGATCATCGTCACTCCTGCGGACCGATATTGAAAACGTCTGCGAGCACAACCTCGCCGTTCGGCGCGAATTCCCAGCCGATGCCGAGCTGCTTGAATGTGGCCGGCGTCACGTCCGGGCCGATCAAGGTTGCGCCCGGCGACATCGTGACATTCACGGCCAAGTCGATCGCCGCCATGGCGATGTTCTCTTTATTCCAGCCCTCGGCGTACGCATTCGCGGCTTTCGTCACGAGGCATGTGCCAACGCCGGGAACGGTGTGGCCGTTCAGAACGGCGATCGCAGCTTGCACCACCTGGAAAAGCCCGACGCCCTGCGCGTCGCCGTAATACCGGGCTCCAACCGAGCTTTGGTTGGTGACGACAACGAAGACCGTCCAATGGCTTTCGCCTTTGAACAAAGTGCCGGCATTGCGTGTGGCGTCGACATCGTTCCAGCCGAGGCCGATGAACGGCGTACGCCGCACCAGGCGTTCCCACTCCTGCGCCGTCAGGCGCGGCGGCATGAATGAGAACTCAAAAAATGCCGGCGGAAATGCGAGCTGCAATTGCTTTTGCAGACCAGCGCCGATCAGCGACAAAGGCCCGGGATTGATCGAGGCGACCGTCACGTCAATTGCTCGGACCAGGAAGGTGGAAGCGGCATAGCATCACAAGCCGATTGGCCGCCCTGGTCGCTCTGCGGATAGGTCGTACCGATTGCAGGATAGTTATTGGCGCGCTGGCCCGGCCCATACACCGCGCCGCGATCCGACATCTGCGCGTAACTGTCGTCGCCGGCCGGCACCTCGTCCAACGGCAAAAGCACCTTGCCGAGAGCAATGCCCTCCAGCCACGCGATCGTTTCCTTGCGCGCCAAGCGCACCATTTCGGAGGGATCGCGGCCGCCGCCGGTCGACAAGTCGTAGCGAGCCAAAATGCAGCAGGCGCGATTGATGGTCGCCGGAATATTGGTGATCGGCGTCTGGTAGCGCTTGCTGACGTAGGTATCGATCAGGTCAGAAGCATCGCCCAGCGCGAGCACAATCGGTGGAGCATTGATTTGCTCCATCGGCTGCCCGTCCGGGACGGAGAGGCGGATCATCTCCGCCGCCCCGAACCGGGTGACCATGTCGCTTACAGCCGCGTAAGGCATTATGCGGCCGGCTTACCGGTCGCTTTGGCCTTCGTGGCCATTGGCGCGGCATCCTTACCCTCGGATGCCGCGCCGCCCGTCCCAGTAGCTTCTGCCGGGGGGTTATACTGCGCAATGAAGTCGGCGACGTCTTCCGCCGTGATCTGTTTGCCGACCACGACTTTGATGGCCGGCTCGGCGACGAGTTCCTTCAGCTGCTTCGCGTCGAACTGGTTCAACGGATAGTCGGCGAAGGCTGGGTTGGCGACGCCGCCCCGGATCAAACCGGCTCGGGCGCACAACACGATTAGCGGACGGCTCATACGCTTTTACCCTTTGCAAGGCCGGCCGCGGCGCGGCCGGGGTTTCAGATATCCGTCAGTTGAGCCAGGTGTTCTCGATCACCTTGCACTCGCCCTTCCACGGGTTGCTCTCGATCACGTTGGTGCTGTCGAGGTTGTATTCGCCTTCGAACAGCATCTTGGCGGTCTGGTAGAGAGCGGTCGGCCCAACCCAGATTGTCGGCTTGATGTTCAGCGGCGCACCGTTGGGTTTGTGCTGGCTCATCATCGCCTGACGAACCATTGCGAAGTTCGCGCCGGTCAGCGGCAGCGTGCTCATCGCCGCAAGGTTCCAGATGCCGAAGCCCATGTTCATGCGGCCGTCGACGCCCCAGACAAACTGCTTGTTGAAGAACACACTTGGATCGGTCAGCGAGAATTTCGGGGTGATCACGAACGGCCGGCGCCGCTGGCAAATCATCGGTTTGATCACCTTGCGGTTGTCAAACAGATACCAGGCGGGGCCAGGCGCACCTTCCGCGGGGAAGTAATTCGGGATCGTGATTGCGTTCCCGTTCTTGTCGAACTGCGGGTGCGATGGATCGAAGAAATTCTGGCCATCGTAGCAGGGCGTCGAAGGACCATTCACCAGCAGCTGGGACGCCAGCAGATCCGGCAGCTCGCCGGCGTTCTGGCCGAGCTGTTGCGCGGCCTGGCCAAGGAAGCCGTACTTGTCGTCTTCGATGTCCGTCCGCTCGCAAGCGATCGTCTCTTCGAAGAGCCGGTTGGTGATCGTGAAGGTGGTCAGGCCGAGCTGCTGCACGACGCGATCGCCGATCCATTCGCGGAGACCGGTAATCAGGTCGAGGCGCGGATAAACCTCGGCGGCGCCGGTGCTGTTGGTTTCGGAAGAGAAGTTCTTCCAGACGCTCTCAACGGCATCGATTTGCACGTTGTAAGCGGTGTTGACGGCGTCGTTGATGGACGCCAGCGCGGGGAATGTAACTAACATTAGCGGTTGAACCTCACCCAGGTGCCATTTTCCAAGCCGCACAACGTGCCGACTTCCAGCAGCGGCAGCGTTGCGCCGCCCACGATCGTTGTGCTGCCCAGCGAGCAGCTTGCGTCATCGATCGCGTAAACGGGCGCGCCCAGATTGAGCGCGGTCAGCGTACCGCCAGCAGCGGGCGCCACCGGCACGCGAGCCACGATGTCGCGTTGCGCGACCACGAAGCTCGTGCTCGTGACGCCGCTGGCCGAATTATCGAGCTCGCGATCGGAAACACCGGCGTAGGTCAGCTCGGTGCCAGCCTGGATCGGCTGCACGTTGCTGTTCGCGTCGATCGCCAGCATCGATCCGGCGTAGACGTGGATCCCTGCCGGGACGGTGTAGCCGAAATTCGGCCCCGTGCGGATCGGCAGTTTCGCGTTTGCGCGCAACGGCATCAGACGGCACCTTTCTTCAGCTTCTTGTTCTTCAGGAAAGCCTCCTTCGAGACGCCCATTTTCTCACAGGACATCTTCTCTTCAGGCGACCAGTCGTCGTCATCGCCGCCGGGCTTTTGGGCATGCAGAACGACCAGCTGCTCGCCGTTGATACCGCCGGCATGAAGGCTGGGCAGGCCGTTGATTTCCGTTTCAACGGCCGCCGGCTCTTTGGCATGACGGGTGATGAAATAATCGCGCAATGACGCGATCGGCTTGCCCGCCTTGATGGCGCCGTCGACGTATGAGGTCGCGCGCTCCTTGGCGCCCTGCTGCGTCAACGTATCCAGCTGCGTCTGCAGCGTGATGACTTGCTGCGCCATGAGCTGCACTTCGGTGCCGCCCCCGGCGCGCTGCGCTTGCAGCTCCACCACCAGGCCATCCGCATCGGCCGCCTTCAGGCCGCCGGCCGCGGCGATCCGCTGCAACTGCGCGGAATGCGTGGCTACCGCCGTGGTCGCCGCCGCACCGGCCTGGACGGCCGCCAGAACAGCGGCTTCGTCCGCCGTCTCGGGCAAACCGAGGGCGGCGCGTAGAGCTTTCAAATCCATTCCAGCTTCCTGCTCAGAGTGAAGTGTTTCGAGGTCGGGGAGGTTCGGCGTGTTTGTGAGTGCGGCTCTCATTACGCGCCGCACAGCGCCGGTCTTTTTGTCGATGGCGATCGCCGGACTCATGCCGCGATAGGCGTGTTCGCTCATCAGCTGCGTTCCGGCGGCGGTCCATTCCACCCGGCCCCAGATGCCGTCCGCGCGGGACTGCATTTCGTATATCCAGCCGCGCGCCGGGCTCGGCTGTCCCGTGGTCATGGCGAGATCAATTGCGTGATTTTCGTCGATGGCGATGGGACCATCAGCGAGGCTGGCATCGATCACGGCCTGCGCGCTGTTCAGCACGTAAGGGCCACGGCCATCGAGGCCGGAGAATTTGCCTGCCGGTACGAGGTGCACCCATTCAGGGGGCGCTGCGCCGGCGGCCAAAACGCTGTGGAGATAAACTTTCATCGCCGGCATGATGACCGGCGGCCTTCGGGCCGCGCATGCCCACCGCGGTGGGGTAGTAGCGCGTCGCTCTCCCGCGGAAAACGCTAAGGCAGAGGCACCCGGATTTCTAGCCCGTACAGCCGGGGCGGCTTGACGACGTCCAAGCCCCGCGCCCTGTGCCGCCATGGCGGCGTAGCCCCGCTCTTAGCGGTCTTATTTACCTCTCAAACTTATCGCTGGATGGCCAACTATCCAAGATCGGTGTTCACCGACCCTGGAGATATTGCACGAGGGTGCCGACAAGCCCGAACAATATAAGGCCGGCGAAGCAGATCCCCGCCAATCCGAGCAGTATCTGGTTTAAGCGGGGCATCGGCTTCTTGTTTTCCAGTGATGTCATTTCTCGCTCTCCGTTCCGGTCCCGCTGCGTCGGGCCGCAACCAGATCAAGCACTAGAACCCGCGGCCGTCCAGGGCGCGGCGTAGGAAGCCGTCAACGATCTCCTCGATATCCCGCTCGTCGTCGCCGTGGATCCCGAGATATGGCCGCGCCGGCAGCGTCACCTTTTTCACGCGCACCAGGTGATCGCCCAGCATGAACACCAGAGCAGCTGCGTTCTTCGGCACGATCGTCGCGCCGAACTGCTGCGCGGCCGCATAGATCTTGTTGCTGCCCCAGATGACTGTTCCGCCGGCTGCAAAAAACGTCAGCGACTTTTGCAGCTGCAGGCTCTCCCGCAGGATGCCGGGCCCCTTCTTCATCTCGGCATAGGCCGGCTTCAGCGGCGCCCATGGTTTACCGGTGGCGTCGGTGGGACCGTCCATACGGTCCTGCGTGTTGCGCACCATCGCCACGCCGATCGCCCGCATGATTGGCGTCGGGCTCTTCACCAGCGCACCGACCTGGCGCAGCGCCGCGCTCACTTGGCGGTCGTCGAACGTCGCTACGAGTCGTGCACCGGTCATGCTTGGAAGTCCCCGTGATCCGCCCTATGTAGGTGGCTGGCGTGCTGCGACACGGTGCTAATCTCTCTGCCGTAGGACCGCTTTCGGGCGGGATCGTTTTGTGGGGTTGCTGAGAGGCCCCACCAGCACGCCACCTTACTCATCCCCGTTCGCCAGATCGTCGGCGTCTCCATACACCTGGTCGTAGAGCTCCAGCAGCTTTCGCACCTCTTTCGGGCCGGTGCGCCGAAAGCTGAGCAGGTAGTTCTCGTGGCCCGCCTCGGTGGTTTTGATCACCGCCAGCCAAACCGCGCCCGAGCGCCGCAACAGCAGAAGCCGCTCGTCATCGCCGGCCAGCGCCACGGTGGGATGGCGCACCAGGTCAGGCAGCAGCCCGTAATGCTTGTCGTCCAGGTCCGGGTGGCTCTTGCGCTGCTTGGCCAGCGTCTGCTCGGAAAGCCGCACCTGCGGCACATTCGACCCGAGCGCCTTCTGCACGATCGCCGGCAGCTCGCCGAGCTCGACCGAGCCGATAGGTGCCTCCAGGAAGCGCTGCAGCTCCGCCGGCACCGGTGGCAGCGGCGCGCCGGCCTCGGGCGCCTTGGGCGTGCTGGGAAGCGCAGCCGGCCGCATGGGGTCGGTCTTCACCGGCACGTTCGCCAGGCCGGTGCGCGCTGCCAGGCCGGGGTTGTAATCGAAGCCCGGATCGATACCGACCGGCACCTGGTGCACGGCGCCCGTCACCTTGTCGGTCCACGGGCGGAATTCGAGCGGGGGCGCCGTGTCGGGCCCGGCCTTCCCCATGCGCCGGAGATCTCCGCCAGAGACAGGCCGCACCCGGCAACCGCAGCGCCAGCCGTTCGGGGGGTAGTGCGTCTCCCAAAATGGATCGTCCGCCCGCAGCGTCAGCCCGTTCCACGCCAAGTGCTGCAGCCGTGGGTGCTTGCTGCCACTGTGGACGTATTGCCAGTAGGGGAAGGCCGCGAGCGTCTCCGGCTCCGTCAGCTGCATGTAGCGGCCGGCCGAGTAAGCGGTGGACAGGTTCGTCTCGTAGATGATCCGGCTGCGCCACCCCGGCGAACCGTTATAGCTCCAGCCGTGCTTGGCCACGATCTCGTCGAAGTCTTGCCGGAACACCGCCAGCGTGGTGCCCTTTTCAAGCGCCTTTCTGATTGCGTTCTGAAAGTCTTTCAGCAGCGCGTCAGAAGTGGCGCCAGCCACCATGAAATTGTGGCTGTGCTCCTGCCGCCAAACGTCGTTCCAGCGCTGCGTCGGAACCCGTGCCTTGCGCTGAAAGAATTTGATCGCCTGAGTGAAGGGCAGGTCGATAGCTTCAACGTCAGTGGTCACGAACGTCCCACCGTCTGTTCCTCGGCGGGATTAAGCTTTGCCGCGATCCGCTTCAGCACAGCCATTTGCTTTTCCGAAAGCGACATCTCGCCTTTCCACAGAATTAGGCGCCCACGTAAGTCGTCGAGAAACTCTTCCTCCCAGCTCGTCAGATGTGCACAAAACTCAGCGTCCTTAAGCAGCTCGACCAAATCAAATTTCGCTGCCGCCATCACGCGTCCCATGCCGATGTGTCTACATCGAGCTTCCGCGCTTTTGCCCTGATCCGCCGGCGCGCCTCCGCCTTCTCTTCGGCCGTGAGCCCGCCCGTACGTCGAACCATTCCCCAGGCGAGGCGCACATGCGCCGCATCGTGAATTGGCAGCGCGCGCTTCCCCGGCACCGCGAAATCATCATCTGGCAATGCATCGCGCGTCGCGGCGTCCAGCGCCGAGTGCCGCTCGATCGCAGTGCGCGATACCAAGTCTGAAACGACACTCGCTTGGCCTACCAGGTTGGCCAGCGCCATGCCGCGTGACATCGCCTCGGCGAATTCATCGGGCGCCAAGTTTAGCCCCTGCAGCCGGTGCATCAGGTCGGGCATATCGGTGGCCTGCTCGAACTGCGCGCGTACCGTGTCGATCATGCCGGCCATGGCGCCGGCCGCGTCGTCTTCCAACCGCGCGGCCAACGCATCGACGACTTCGGGGGGCGCCTCGGAATGGCGCACGATCAGCTGCGAAAGCCAGGGGGTCTTTCCCGCGCCCTGACGCTGCAATTCCGGCGGCGTCACGGCCAGCGACGGGACGGGGATTTTCTCCACCGGAGCCGGCGGGCCACCGATCACCTCGTCGCCCTCCTCCGGCTTCGACAGTCCAAGCCGCTCGCGGATCTCGCTCGCCTTCACCTTCAACCCGATCGGCGCCAGATCGGCCACGCCCGCAATGACGTCCTTCAGCGGAACTTCATCCGGACGGCCGATCAGCAGCTTGGGGTATTTTTTCTGCGGCCCGTAGGTGAACGCCACCATTGCGTGCACGACCTGGCGGGTCAGCGTGGTGGAAAGCAGGCCGGCGTCGAAACGCTCCACATCCTGCTCCGCCGCCCGGTGATCTTTCCCTACCGCGTGGCCGCCATTGATTGCTTCCGTGCCGGCGGTTCCCCCCAGCACGACCTTGCTGACTTCGCGGTTCAGCCAATCGCCACGCTTTTCGTAGAGCGTGGCGCCAGCGGTCCGTTCGCCATCCTTGACGAACTCCATCTCCATGCTCTTCGGAATGATCGCTGCGACGTCGCCGGCGATCGAGGAGACCGCGCGCCAAAGCACGCGCTTATCCGTTTCGCTGGCTTCCGGTCCGTAGCGGCCAATGCGGATTGGCATGCCGTAGGCTTGGCAGAACAGCGCCCAATCCCGCAGCGTGAAAGCGCTGAACATCCACAGAAACGCGACGACGCGCGTGAGGCCGCCGCGGATGATCGTGCCTGATTTGCTGCGGTGTTTGTGCACCACGAACTTGTGCGGCAGCAGATCCAGGAAACCAGTTTCCCCGCGCAGCCATAGCGTGCTGCCATCCTTCCAACTCAGCTCAAAGAACCGCTGCGGCCGGTAGCAGAACTCCTTTGGCACCACGCGACCGGGCTCGGTCGACCACATGATTTCGTGCACCGAGTAGCCCTTGCCGATGGCATCGAACATATCCATCAGCGCATCCGCGAGCACGCCATCGTCTAGCCAATTCTGCACAAGCTCGGCGTGCTTTTGACTTTCGGGATCGTCGCCTGCCGGTTGCACCGTGACGGGCAACTGCACGACCTGGCGCTTGCGCTTCGAAAGAACCGAAAAATAATGGGGAAAGAGCTCTTCGATCTCCTCCGCCAGAATCATCCAATCCAGCGATGATCCATTGTCGCTGGCGCGCATGACCGCCCCCAGCCGCACCGGGTCCATGCCATAGGCAAGGTGCCCGGAAAATGGCGGCCGGCCGACCGTGGCGTCGACCGGCGAAACCTGGTCGCGAAGCGTAGCAATGTAGGCAGTCGGTATGACCTTGCCGGCTTCGTCGAGCAGCACGCCAATTTTCTCAGCCACGTTTCGGCCCCACGGTTTGAATGTTCTTGTCCACGAGAGTTAGCTTTTCAGGCGACCCTATCGGGGGCGATATCGGCCTCGATCCAGGCGCCATATTTCCGGCGCCAGAGCTCCTGCGTCGCCTGATTGTATTGCAGCATGTCGCGCCGCTGCTGGTGCAGGCGTCGCGACAATTGCGCCGGCGTCTCTTCCCAGATCGTCGTCATGAGCCGCGCGATCGCGTGCGACCTGGCGGGATCCGCCCATGCGTAGGCGCCGACCCATGGCACCTCTGGATTTGCCACTAACGGCACGCCCTCGGCCGCCGCGTCGGCCGCCACGATGCAGTAGCTTTCACTGAAGTTGCTGGCCAGCGCGATATCCATGCCGCGCATGACAGCGCGGAATTCATCGTGCGGGTGCCACCTGTGCTGCACCAGCTCGTGGTGCGAGCCGGCGAACAGGTTCCGCACGTTGTTGAGCTCGCTGCCGGCGTTCATGTCGATCCGGCCGCCGTTGATATGCAGGCGCAAACGCTTGCCCACCTGGCCCGCAAAATGCAGCGCCGCAAACGCCTGCACGATATGCGCCTTCAGCGGCCGGATCGCGCCGAACAGCGCCACATCCACGTGCGACTTATCGCGCCGCAGGCGTGCCGTCATATCGCTGAAGGCAGGCTCGGGATAGAAATTCGGGGCGTAGGTAACCAGGTGCTCGCTGACGCCGTGTGCGTGCGCCAGGATTTTCAAATCCTCCACACTTCGAGGGTCGTTCGCCATCACCTCGAAGCCGAGTTTGAGGTAGTCGCGAATGAAGCCGTAGCCGGACCATTCGCCGCTCAGGAATTGCGTCGGGGAATGGTTCCGCACGGCGAAGCGCACATGCGGATGACGCTTGCGCAATTCCGCCAGAAACGTCGGCACGACCCAAATTGCTTCGACGATCACGTGCGTCGGCTGAAAGCGCAGGATCTGGTCATGGATCTGGTAGGGGCCGGGCACCTCCGCCACGCTCGCGTTAATGCCGTGGCTCACCAGCATGCTCGCCTGGAACATTACCGAATTACGAAGGCCGCTGCTGTAAGCGAAGGCCCGGCCGCCTTTCGCGCCGGAAGCGGTCGAGGCACTCGCCGTGCAGCGTGGGGCGCTATCCGGTCCATAGGCGCCCCGGTCAGGCCCGTAGGCGCTATCGGGACCATATGCGCAATCCGGGCCATAGGCGCCACTTTCGGGACCATAAGCACTATCCGGCCCATAGGCGTCGGTGGGCCCGTAGGCGCCGCATTCGGGCCCATATGCGCCCGGTCCGTACGCGCCGGTGTCAGGGCCGTACACACCGCAATCCGGCCCGTAGGGCAGGTGTGGAGCATAGGGCGCTAGCCCGTCGCCGCCATAGGGCGTTTCCGTCGAGGGCACCGCCGCGGCGCGTTCCCGTGCTGCTTCATCGTCCCAGCGTTCCCAGCGCATTGCCACCAGGAAAAGCACTTTGGTCATCAGGTCACCTTTTGGTCGTTTTGCTTGTCAGGATCAGCGCCCGGCCGCAGCACGGGCGGCAGTTGGAAGCGGTAGCGCCACGCCAGCCGCATCACGTTTTTCCGCTGCGCTTCGCTCAGCATGGAAATTTTTCGGCCGCGAACACTGCGCAGAAACACACGGTCGCCGACCGTATCGGTCACCGTGCGCTGCAGCCGCGCCACCAGGCTGGCCAGGAGCAGCTCTTCCTCGATCGACACGCTCGTAGCGGCGGCCAGGCCGGGCATCACAGCCCGCTCGGCATCGGTGAATGCCAGAGGCTGTGCCCCTGGACTTTCCTGGTGCATCAAAGCGGCCTCAACATCGGGATCATGCCGCGACCAGGTGCGCGCGGCATGTCTTCGTCTTCGGTGTCCGGTTGCTCGCTCCAGCGCCGCTGCGGCGCCTGGCTGCCGTAAAGCCCCGCTGACGCCTTGACGCCGCCGCGGTAGCCATACTCCTCCGGCTCCGCGCGGCTGGCCGCGTAGGCCAGCGCAAGCGCGATTGCGGCATCACCGTGGCGTCCCTTGCCGTCGCTGCCCAGCGTGCGCTCCGGCACACGGATAACGCCGCGCACCCAGGCCAGCATCGCAAGATCGTCCAGCACGTCGCGATCTTTCGGCAGCTCCATAGTGCCGTCTTCGAACGCCGCCTTCATCGGCGGCATGTTTTCGCGGTACCAGGGCTCGCTCATCATCACCGGTTCGATCCGCGAAACGCCGTACCGCTGCATCGCGACCTCGGCCAGGAAACCACCGTTGCCGGTGGCATCTAGCTTTCCGGCACGCATCCTCGGCAGGCGGTCAGCGATGTAAAACAGGATCTGCTGCTGCTGCTCGAACGGCACGTTGCGCAGTTCGACAATGAAGGGCGCCCGGCGCGTGAGGTTCTTCATGATCTGCAACGGCACGATCACCGATAGATCGCCCTTGCGGCCAAAATCCTGTCCGAACACGCAAGGCGTGTTGGGGTCGAGCTTGTCGAGCAGCGGCCCCAGTTCGCGCTCACACCAGTCACGGCATTCCGCCTCGCGCAAATGCTTGGCCACGTGCACAAACATGTCGTTGCACGACCAACGAAGCACAGGACCGTCCGCAACCATGCGCTTTTCGATCAGGGATCTGGGAATGGCCGCACCGCCGCCCGAGCGCGCAATGCACATCAGTTCTTCGTCGGCGCCGGCGCCGTAGAAAGCGAATATCTCCGCTCGCCAGTCCCGCTCGCCTTCTTCTGTCCAAACCACGCCGCGCGTGAAGCAGATGCGCTTGTACAGGCCCTGCGCGAGCGCATCATCGAAGGTGCAGCGTAACAGGTGATAGGGCTTCTTTCCGGCGCGGATTTCCTGCACCAGCGTATTGAACGGATTTTCCTCGCCGTTATGCGTGCTGATAATCAGCACCTTGCCACCCCAGATCAGATGGGCCAGCGCGGCCGTCAGCACCTCGTCCAAATTATCCATGAATGCGGCTTCATCCAGGATCACAAGACCCTGTTTGCCACGCAGTGCGCGCGCCACGTTAGGCAGCGCCACCACATCGAAGCCACTCGCGAAACTGACGCGAAATGCCTTGATGTCTTTGTCCGGATTATCCGGGTCCGTGAAGACGAATTCCTCTACGGAGGCCGCGGCCTCTCCGATCATCTTCGCCCAGACGGCGACGTAATCGATGAACTCGCGCGTCATCTCCTTTTCGTAGCCCATGTAGAAGACGTCGCTTCCGCCGGCGCTCTTCGCCGCCATAGCCGTCGTGGCCGCCACGGCCGCGGCTGCCCACGAATACCCGGTGCGCCGCGATTTCTCCGCAACCGTCACCGAATGCTGGCTGACCGACGACATCAGCTCCTGCTGATACGTCAGGAAAACGGCCGGCATATCGCTCATTTCGGCGCCTCGATTAGCGCGCCGAGATAGGTCACCCGGTAATTCCCATCGTCGCACGGGCCAACGATGCCGGCATCGGTCAAGCTCGGATCGTGGATGATTTTTCCGTCAACCGCGATCACAGCATGATTGAGCCCGGAGGTGCTGGTACCGCAAAGGATGAATGGAACCCCGTGGTTCGAACTGGCCTGGATACCCAACACCTGGTTGAGTGGCCGATCTCGATGGCAAATCGCGATACGCACAAAGCCGCGGTCGGCTAGCCACCTGGTCATCTCCGTGTACGCAGAACGGATGCGAAAGACGTCGCCTTCCAACGGGCCATCAAAAAAGTGCGGCACTTCGGCCGGCGTCAGGCCCAGCAGGCAAGCGATGCACGTGCGGTAGCAATCGCCGTAGGTTCCCTTTTCGGGTGCGTGCCGGAACAGCTGCTTATGCAGCTGCATCGTGATCACTTCAGTGCGCCTGTCAGTAGCGCCAGCACCATGCCAATCAACAACGCCGCTACGACAACATGCGCGCCGATCCAGACCGCGAAGATGGCCCGGTCCCTCCGGTAGAGACGCTCCCTACGCAGACGCTCGCCTTGATACGGGGCCGTCATTTACGTGCTGCCTGGCGCTGGATCTTTCGTGCGTCGCGCTGCGCCGCACGTTTCTTCTGCTTCGCGGTCTTTGGCAGCGGCGGACGGCCAATCCGCATGGACTGCCGACCAAAGCCGGTATCGCCTCGCGGGGAGGCACGACGCACGTCGTAGATGCTGTAATCGTCGTTTCGCCGGCTGTCGAAAACGATCATGGCTGCAGCGGCCATAAGGCCTAGACCCTTAAACATCCGCGTTCCTCTGCCTCCGCATTCGACTGTGCAGGAACGGTCCCGCCGAAGCGGGACCGCCTTATTCCCGCCCGAGCGGGGCGGCCTTGTTGCAGGTTACGTGGCGCCGGCAGCTGCCGCCGGAGGCTGCGGCGCCGTTGTGACGGCCAGCGTCGGCGCGTCGGTGATGGTTTCATCGGGCAGCGGCGTTACGGTGACGTTGTAGGCAAGATTCACAACGCCATCCGCCAGAACTTCAACAACGGCCGGCGTTCCGGGTACTGTGGGCACCCCGCCGGTGATTGTCAGAATCCACGGATACTCATTGCCATTCCAGGAGAGGTTCGAGCCGCTGTTCGGCGCAATCGCCGCGGTCGCATTGGTGGCGGCCGAGGTGGTGATTGTAGGTGCGGAACCGTCCGAATTGCTGACGGCCAGTGGGGTTTGATAGGTGCCGGGTGTCCATGCGGGATCGTTGACATTGACCTGCAGGGCCACATTTTCCGGCGTCGGGGTACCAGTGGGGTCCAATTTACGCTCCGTTCTCTGTGTCGCGGATCCGCCGCGCCGGATGCCGACGTGCTCAGCGCGCGCCGGAATTTCGAAATCGCTATGGCCGCGCGCGGGTGCGTCGGCGACCGTTGAATGTTTCGACAGCTGCGGCTCGATCACGCCAGCACCATCAGTTGCGTGATCGGCTGCTGGGCGTGCAGACGCAGCATCGCCTCGGTGCCTTCGTCTGTGGTGCGGATGCAGCCCAGCGTGCAGTGCGCCGGCCCCATGCGCCCCAGGCCATCTTTGACCAACTGGCGGCCGGCGTGGATGCCCATACCTTCGCGGCCGGCAACGTCGAATAGAAAAATCCCGTGCTGGCCGAACATCGAATTCGCATCGTCACCGGGATGCGGCGTCCAATGGCTGTAGCTGTAAATGCCATTCGGCCACTCCCCCCTGGAATGGCTGTCGACATTGTTGTCGGCTTCGAACTCGGCGACCGGCGTTGCAACTCCATCGCTGAACAGCTGAAGTTTGCGGGCGGTTCTATGAAAAACGACGTTGCTCATGGCGCTACATTCCCAGCGCACGGCGGTAGGTATCGAGCAACGTTTCCTGCTCTTCGACCTCTGAGGGCTCCTGTTTGCGAAGCCGCAATACGTCTCTTAGCACCTTCACGTCATAGCCGGCGCTCTTTGCTTCAGCGAAGACGTCCTTGATGTCGGAGCCGAGCCCTTTTCGCTCCTCCTCCAGGCGCTCGATGCGCTCCACGATGCTGCGCAACCGTTCCGCCGCCACATTACCGGTAGGCGCCTGTGCCTGTTCGACAGCCGCACGCTTTTTGCTCATGTCGTCACCCCAAAAATGGCTGCTTTGATGTTGTCGACGAGCTCGCCGGTAAGTCCCTTTCCGGCGATAACCTTGCTGACCGCGGCGGCCGCCTCGCGTTTCGCTCGCTCGGTGGCGCGCTTCTCCGCGGCCGCGATGAAATCCTCATTTCCCTTACTGGCGGCGACCAGGCTCTGAACCGTCTTCGCCAGCATCATCACGCCTTCCGGATTTCCCTTCAGCGCGCCGGCGCCGGCCGGATCCATGTCTTCCGTTTCGTCCTCGGAGGCGCGCAAGAATAGATCCATCACCACGCTATGCAGCAGCTCGATATTCAGTCGGGCGGTTTGGCTCTCAGGCGCGTCGCCGAGTTGGCTGGCCAAAGCCTCGGCCACAGAGCGGCTGCGGCGCATTTTCTCACCCAGTGCATCCAGGCGCAGCGCGTGGCGGCCAATTGCACTACGGCTTGGCATGCCCGCCGCGGGCAGCATGCCTCGTAGCAGCTTCAGGATGTCATCAATCGTGCAGCCGCGCATGCGCGCCCGGCCGATCTCCTCGCGGATTTCCGCTGGCAGCTTATCGATGCTTGAGGGACGGCTCATTAGTTCGGGCGCCGCGCTACGCCGGGGTGGCGCCGGCCCAACGCCACCTCGTCGCCGTCATTCGTAAGGTAAGCAACCCAAAAGCCGCCGCCTGCAGTAGGCATTTTTTCAAGCCGCACCAGGCGCTGATCTTCAAGCCAGGATAGGTCGCTCCGCACCACGTCGCGGCCCACCCCGTGGCCGAACTGATTGACCACCATTTTCAGGATGGTCTCATTCAACGTCATCGCGCTCGCCTCAACCAGCGCCCGCAGCAAAATCAGGCGGCGGTCTTCCGCCAGCGTGTCGGCGAGGCTCATACCTTCTCCTTCAGCGAATGCTCGAGCAGTATCGAAACCATGTGCTCTGTGCGCGAAACGCCTTCCTTCACGCTCTGCACTTGCTCGCCCAGCACCGCGACGCCGCGCTCCACGGGCCCAAGACGCTGCTCCACGGCGGCCAGCCGCTTATCCAACAGCGTATGATCCGCATGGCTCGCGAAGTTCCGAGCCATCATCATGCGAATTAAGCTCATGCAGAGCCAGAAAAGGCCGCTCAGGAGCGTGAAGGCTTCCAACGATGTCTCCCAGTCCCAATGCGTGAGCGACGTCATGGGCGTCTCCCTTCGAGGTCGGCCTGGCAGTCGACACAATTTTCGGCACCCGGCACGGCCGCGCGGCGCGGCGCTGGAATTTCCTCCCCGCAGCAGCGGCAGAAATTTGAAATAGGCTTCCGCGCCGGCCGAACCCTTGACGTGTGATTGGCCACGGCCAGGTCGGTAAAATTGCGGTCCCATTCCTGGGCTTGATCAATCGAGTCCAAACGCACGATCCCCAAATAAGCGCGGCGAACAGAAGCGCCGCCGCGCGCGCCATTACTTCCCGGAACCTGCTGTCGACGCCTGTTCGATAGGCTGCCTGGCAGTACCAAGCCGGGCCTGGATCGCGGCCTTCAGCAACTGCTCCACCGCCGCACTCGCGGTGTTGTCGTTGATCAGTAGATGCGGCGCCGAATAGGCAACGACGCCCGCCGCGGCTGCGATGCTGTCATCCCCTGTCAGGACGCGCACTGCCTCGCCGGCCGACAGGGCCGCCAGGGCGCCGATGCCATGGATGGTCGTGGGCTGGCGCAGCCAATCCACGAAAGCCGCCTGCAACGGCGCCAGCAGCTTCACGGCGCCAGTTCCTGCACCGCTACTGGCGCCACAGGCACCAGGGCCACAGCGGGCAGGGCATCGGCTGATGCTAGGATTTTCGTGACCGTAGGCGGCCCCGCGTCGGCCAGGAAGAACTGGGCGCCACCGATCAGCAGATCCAGCTCAGCTTTGTGTGCCGCGGATAGCGCACCGGCCGGCAGTGCATTCACCGCGTTCCGAACATCCGTAAGGACACCGGACAAGGTCACCGGCAAGACGTCACCGGTCAGCCCCGCGATTTCCGGATTAAGCGTGGCCTCCACTTTGGCGACGATCGCCGCGTCGGCTGGATGCGCAAGGAGCCAATTTGCCGCATCCCGCTGCAGCCCGCCGTTAAACGATTGGAGGCCCGATACGACCGTCGCCATAGTGATCTTAGGCGCGGGCGCGGGCGCGGCCGTCGGCGATGTTGCGCTCGCGACCGGCGGCACACCGCTGGTCACCGGCGCAGTGCCGGTTAGGGCACCGCAGCCCGCCAGTAGCGCGCATGCAGCCATCGCAATGAATGACTTCCAGAACATGACCTTCTCCGCCACCGAGAAATTCGGCTTGGGAGCAAAGGTAGTCGCGGACGAAGAAGTGCATCATGCCCACCGTGGTGGGGTAGCGTCAGATCAGTTCGAAATCCAACTGCCTGGCGCTGCCATCCTGTGGCTGGCGCTGCATGCCCTTATGGGTCCGCGCCATCGGTGCCCAGCCGCTGTTTGCCAGCCGCTGAACGAAACTCTCGGTCGCACCGACCAGCAGGGCGATCTCGCCGTGGCTGCGGCCACCTTGCGCCATTAAAACCCGCGCTCGCCATTCGCGGCACAGCGGCAGACGCATGAGCGTGCCACCGAAACTACCCCCGAGGCGCATCAAAGAAACCTCATCCAGGTGCGCCGTCAAGAAGCTGTTGGAAACATTCTCGGGCTTGGGCACGTGCAGCCGCGTTCCGCCACGCAGCGCCAGCAGGCGCATCGTGTTGTCCACGCCGATGCAGCCGACGAGCTCGGCTACTTCGGGGGGCGGATCGGGGATGCGTGCAACCCGCATGATCAGGCCGCGACCTCCGGCAATGTCTGCCGCACGCGCAAACCGTTCGGCAGCGCGTTGTCCAACGCCGCCGCCAGTTCCGCACTCATCACGCCCGATAGCGGGAAATTCAGGGTTATGCTGGTGCCGCGGTCGCGGTCCCTGAATACCAGCCGCACATTCAGCCCGCCTTGGCGCGTCAAGTAAGGCCGCGTTTTCTCAACTAGCGTACAGCCCTCCACCAACGCCGAACTCCACGGTGGAATGTTAGGCAAGAATAGCGCTGCCGGCATGGATGCCAGATAGCGCCCGAACCGCGCGCTCCGGCGCCTCACGCTGCCACCTGGGGCGCCCGGTGGCAGCGTCCGTCCTGGTAGCCTTCCTCACGTGCCTGCTCGGCCATGGCCACCGCCGGTGCCTCGATCAGTTGCTCGGCATATTCCAGTGCTATTGCCATCGCCTTGTGGCGCTCATTGGCCGGCATACTCCCACCCAGCCGCACTGCTTCGCGCACCGCGCTCTTGATCGCCAATTGTAGCGCCGCCTTGTTCATCAGTACGCCCTTCCAAAATGGATGTTTTTCCGGCCGATCTGCACATCCATTTTCACGACGCCGGAGGCCATCAGGCCAACCAGAACGCTGCAGATAATGGCAGCATAAATTCCCAATGCGCTCTTCATGACGCCTTCCCTGCGCGCAGCCGCGCGCGCCAACCTTTCAGCCCTTCGATCACCAGAACCGCCTCGGCGTGGCTGCAGAACTCGGGTGCGTCCACACCATCAGGAACCTGATCGCTTTTCGTCTGCCGCCGCACGAACCCGCGCAGCTCGGCCGTGCCAGGTGTGCCATCCAAAAGCGGTTTGATGTCCTTCCAGATCGCGTAAATCAGCCGCACCTCGGGAACGGCGCTGATCGGCCGCGCGCTTTTCGGCTTCCAGCCGAGGCGGCGGAATTCGTCCAACAATGCGACCAGCTGCGTTTCGCTGCAGGCGGTACTGCTAACCTGCCCCGTGATGCGTTTGAGCACGTCGCGGTACGTGTCGTCGTCAAGGCGCATTTCTTTCTTGGCGATCTGCACCTTGGCGATAACCGCTCGCCGCGGATCACGAGCGCTCGCCGTCATAACGGCTTACTCACGGGATATTCTGCCGACGTATTGGCCAGATAGTCCGAGTACGTAATCAGCAGGGCGGCCACACGCCCTGGAGAGGCCCATTTCGTCAGAAGGTGCGTGGTAGCAAGCATAATGCCGCCGATTGCCACGGGGTACGCGCCGCCGGCCACAAGGGCTTCGATCATCGCTACCATGCGTGTGGCCATCTCGCGCTGGGCTGCATCCAGCTCCTCGGCCGTCATGACGGGCCGTTCCGATGCAGCGGTCATGCCGCCCTCGCCGCGTCGAGGGGGATCTGCTGCCACTTCGCATCCAAATTCGGGCGCGCGTGGAAACGGATATACCGCTTGCTGCGGGTTATCTTGATCGCATCCGATATCGCGTCCATGGCGCGCTTCCATTTCGGCTCCTCGATCGCCACCCGGCGCAGTGCTAAAATCCGGTCCACAGCCACCCGGCCTTCCGTGCCCACGTCGAAGGCGTCGTTCACGATTGCCCGCAAATTCTGGTTTCCGCCGGCGCTCCACTCCACCAGGCATTCATCGATTAGAGCCTTGGCGGCATTCAATTCCGGCCCCAACGCCAGGAAATGCCCTGTCGAAACTTCCACACGAAACAGGCCGTCCAATGTCTCCAGCGTGGTGTTTGAGCCGCGACGGTTTTTCGCACCGTATTTTTCGGCCAGAACGACCAGGAATTCATCCACATCGCTGAAGGCAGCTTCTCGAAACTCCAGAAGTGCCTTCTGCATTTGCATGGCGCGCTGGCACAGCATCAGCACCGTTTGATCCTGCAGCAACACATCCGGGCGCATGCGGCTACGCGAAACCCAGCCACCGCCTGGGGTCAAAACCAGATCGTCAGGCACGCCTGTCGTCTTCACGTCACCGTCCATACTGCACTCCACGCCGTTGCGGTGCGGCGCCGAAACGCTCCACCTGGTTGGTTCGAATTGTCTGAATTTGCTGCTGCGCCAGCCGGCGTTCCCAATTTACGCGCGCTTCGTGGGCGCAGGCCGGGCACACATCGCGTTCGCACTTCAGGCCGCCGTGCACGGGCACCGAGCCCGCGCCGTTGCAAGTGCTGCACCCACCCGACCTACGCACGGCCACCCTCGATCACCCGAAGGCGCCGCAACCGCCGCATCGGCGGTGGCGCGTTCGCCACGGCCTGCTCGCACGCATCGCCCACCATCTCGTCGAGCAATCGTTCCATGCGGTGCAAGTGGAATTGCTGCCTGCGCGCGGCGGCGGCGGAAAGCTCGAGTTGGTCAGCCCACCATTTCGCTTCCTGCGCGGTGATCGCGCCGCCGGCCTGCATGAAAGGCTGGAGGTTCGTAGCAATCAGTTTCAGGCGTTCCGATAAATCGAACATCACCGCCCCTACGCCGCTTCAGCGATGATTTTGGTGTTGCTGATCCGCTCCCAGCTGCGCCGGATCAGATCCGTGGTGACTGGTTTGCCGTCGGCCAGCATGTGCGCCAGCCGCATCGTTTTCGTGATGCCGCGAAGCGAGCCCGGTTGCTTGGCGATCCACGTTAGCAGGCGCCGCTCTTCGACCCCCTCGACGTTCCAGGCGTCCAGGATCATGCGCACATCCTCCTGGGTTGCCTTCAGGCGGGTGATGCGCATGCCAATGCGGCTAAATAGCTGCGCGAATTGCGCCTGGCGGCCGAAGCCTTCGATGCGCGTGTTCACCGTTTCGTTGCCGACGATGGCGACACCGATGCCGGCCAGGTCGTGCAGCGTCCGCAGCTGGTCGATGCTCGGGCTTGTCAGGTGCTGCGCTTCATCCACCACCAACAGGCCGCCGGAGCCACGCAGGCGGCGCTGGATGGCCCTTGAAACTGTCTGGCTGCTGTATTTTTCGGTCAGGTCCAGCGTCTGCGCGAGCGTATCGAGCACCATCCGCGGCGTCGAGAAGCACGGCTCGCACGTCAGCAAGAAAACGTTTGGATTGGTGGCCTGGTGCCGAATTATCGACGTGGTCTTACCGAGGCCCGGCGAGCTGCTCAGGAGCACCAGCTCAGGGGCATACTGTGCGTGTTCCAGCAGCGAGATAAACTGCAGAGACGTCGGCGTGGCGATGTATCCAGGCGCGATGGGCATTTCGGCGCGCTTCTGCGCCATCGCCGCCTGCGCATCGATCCAGCGTTGCGCCTTTCTGGCGATGTCGCTGGTGCGGCCCAGGTACGTGTTGCCCATCCAGTTGCTGAATGTGCCGTAGGCAACGCCCGCCTCCTGGGCCACCTTCGTCATCGGCCTATCGCCCTGCACGCGGCGCACTTCGGCGCGGATGGCCTCCTGCTGGTGGGCGTCTAGTGTGTTGTCATCCAGTGTATCGGTCATGTAGCCTCTCTCTGCCCGTCTGGGGCGTTGCGTTGCGTCCGGCCGGCGACGATCCCTCAATCGTCGCCGGCCTCCTCCACCAGCCGCAGCTGGCCGTACTGCGCGCGGCGGGCCTGCGCTGCCGCCACGAACAATTCGTCTGTTTCGGCTTCGCGCTCTTGCTCGGCAGCCGGCCGTGCCGCGATCGCCGCGTTGCCGTTGAACATGCGCACCACCTTTGTTTCCGGCAGCGGCGGGGCCTCGGTATCCCGCTTCGTCAGTTCTATGAGCCGCTGGGTGGTCATGCCGCCGCGCTCGATCGCGTCGTTGGCGGCTGCATTGCGGCGGTATGTCGCAAGGTTGCGGGCATGGATTTTGGCGGCTTCCATATCGTTGAAGCCAACGGCTTCCAGACATGGCGCTGCACCAAGATACGATCCGTCCCAGTGATACACGTGCAAGTCTTCATGCAGCGCGTCGGGATCAAACCGAACCGTCAGGCTTGCACCGGTAAATTGCTGCAGAAACTGCGCCCAATAGCGATTTCCGTGGAAATAGATGGAGCTATCGGGCGCGCGCGGTTTGATGTGTTGCGCGGCCAGCAACCACAACTGCTTGTGCTTTGGAGAAGCCTTCTTGATCTGTGATTTGTTGTAGGAAATCTCAAAAGCTTGCTGAAATGATAGCTTGCCCGCGCAAACCTTGGTGCGGCGCCCGGCGCGGGCGTTGTGATCGCGAATGCCTTCGCCAACCACCTGTAGGAAAAGCTCGATCGGCACAGCCTTTGAAGCGTCGAAATCTTCCGGCCTGGCGCCCGGCGAGTTGCCGCAGTACGCGCCTTCGAAGCGGATATCCTTGGCGATCCGCCGGGCGAAGTCACCAAAACCACGCTCGATGGGCTTACTCTGGCCCGAATATGGCAGCGTGAAGCGCACATCGACGCCGAGCTGCTTCATGATGCCTTCGGGTTCAGCCTCCCGGTATTTGTAGCGGAAGCGGTTCTTGATGCCGCCCGTCAGGGCCTTCGCGGTGAAGCCGCGGCCGTTATCGAGGTAGCAGAGGTCGGGAATGCCATAGGTTTCGACCATTTCGCCGAAAGCCCGTTGCACCAGATACAGATTTTCAGTCCGATCAACCTTCCAAGACAAAAACATGTCGGAATAAAGGTCTTGAAATCCGACCATCATCGGGCGGCCGACAACTCCATCCGCCCAGCGCACGAAAACGTCCCACTTGTGGCCGTCCGCGTTCACCGCCTGCAGAGCATGGAATACGCTCCGGTCGCGATCCTGGTGCGGGAATTTTGCCTTGACGGCGTGGCGCCCCTCGCGCGCCAGCGTCAATGTTTCGACCGGCACCTGCTGCATGCGCCGCCACATTGTCGCCCGGCTCGGTAGGATCCAGCCGTTCTCTTTCGCCACCTTCCAAATCGCGAAATATGCGTCGCTGAACAGCGGCTTCGATTGGCGGGCATATTCGGCATAGAGCGCGTTCCACGCCTCTGGTGAGCACTCGGCCGTCGCCGTGCGCCCTGCGTAACTCGGCGCCAGCAGGGGAAGCCACTCTGTGCGCGGCCGGCCTTTAACCTTGCGCTCCCAATCGTAGACGGCGCTCTTGCTTACGCCGAAGGCCTGCGCGACATCGATCAGGGCATTCAGCTTTGGCCGGCCGGTGCGCTCCACCATGTCGCGCACCATGTCCAGCACTTGCAGGCGTCGGTCCGCTTCCGCGCGGGATTTCTCGGTCTGCTTAAAGAACCAGTCCCACAAAGCCGCGTCAGTGCCGGCCGCCTGCGCATTTGTGCGCTCGGCATCGTCATTCACGATGGCATTTGCCGCCGACCAGGTCAGGCGCGCGTCGGGCGGCAATACCGACCAATGGTATTCGAAGCCGCCGCCGCGCTCGGCCCGTCGGCGCCAACGCTTGCCGGCCCACTCCGGCCGGCGCCAGTCGTCACGTTCGGCCAGCGCCAGTACGTTCACTTTGGAAGTGGGAACGCCCGGCAACCCCATGGCGGCGATTTCTGCCGCGGTGAACCATTCGCATGGGGCCATCAGAGAATGCCCTCGCTCTTGGCTTCGCGGCGCAGCGCCTCGCGCTGGCGCCGTAATGTATCTTCGCGCTCCTGGATGGAGGCCAGTTCGATCAGTTTCAGAAAGCGCCGCTCGATCACGGTCCAGCCGAACATTTCGGCGATCAGCTCCAGCAAGCGGCGATCCTGCGTCGCATGCAGCAACGCGATCAGCCGCACTGAATTGATGATGTGCCCCTCGCGGCCCTGACTGGCATAGGCGTTCAGCATATTTTCGCTGACGCTCTGGCCAAGAAACTCGCCCATGCGCTGGGCGATCTCGGCACGCGAAAGCAGGCTTTCAGAAAGGGTGAGCGAAATCGCCCGGCACAGCTTGTTGTTGATGGTGGCTGCACGCACTTGATCCGCATCGAAGCGGGCCACAGGCTGCGGCGGTTGCCAGTCCAGCAGTCCAAGCTGCCCCGGGTGATTTCGCACTACCACGCCCTAGCGCTCGTCGCCGGTCAGGTGTGGACGGTTACCGTTCGCGATATCGTCGCGCATCGGCTCCACGGCCGGCGTATTCTGATCAATTTTGGTCATTGGGCGCGCGCCCGCGGCGTGCGCGGCTTCATCTCACGCGCCACGTATTCAGCTATCAGCGCGCGGGCATTCGGACTGGCCTTTGCCCACCGGACCTTGAAATCGTCGAGCGTCTTTTGATCGGCATCGACATGCTCCGGCAGCGAGCCCCTCACATCCGACAGCGCGGCTGAAACCGTGGAAAAAGAGGGTTCCCCCTCGGGCGGCAGCAGGCGGTCAATGACCGCGCGCCGATCATCGATATCTTCGATCGCCGCAATGGCCACTAGTTCTTGGTATTTGTTGGCGAGAGTGGAGACGGCGATCCGGGCGCGCAGGTCGCTCGGAAGCTCATCCATCATCGCGTTCAAACCAACGAGTTTCTCAACCCAGCGCTTCGAAAAGCCCAGCTTTTCCGCCACGTCGGACTTCAGCGAACTACGTTCGCTCCTTCCTATATCGGAATGGTCGCCCTGCAGGCTGATCCTTTCCGCCACGAATTTCGCCCGGTCGAGGGTGCTCAACTCGTTCCTTATTAGGTTCTCATCGATCTCGCGAAGGCGGGCCTCCTTGTCGGTTCCCTCAAAGAAAACGACGGGGACGGTTTTCTTGCCGGCGGCCTTGGCCGCGGCCAGTCGGTGCGCGCCGGCAACCAGCCTGTATCTGCCGCCGACCAGTTCTTTGCGGACCTCAATTGGGGTCATGATCCCCTTCCGCGCCATGACGGAGTGGGCCATTTCGGCCACATACTCCAGGTTCACGTCGCGCAGCCGTCCGCTATCGTCGATCAGATCGACGTTTATCGTTTCGATGTTCATGCAGCCTCTCGTTTTTTACAGGGCCCGACGCGGTTTTCGTGCCTACTCTTCCGGCGGTCAGACCGGCGTCGGTCTATCGGCTGGCCGAACTCGTCGTAACGGCTTGGCCAGATTGTTTGAGGAGTGACCCCAAGATGCTTTGCCAACAGCAGCTGAACTTTCGGGGACCGCCTGGTCAGGGTTTTGATCAGGGCGGCGGGCGAATAGCCGTTCTGGACGGCCAAACACGACAGGGTTACGCCTGTTTTTCGGATAGCGGCTTTGACATCCTCCGGGTGCCAATCCAGCGTTCGTCTGAGTTTGGGTATGTCGGCCACTCGCCCTCAATTCCGGTCACGTCTGAGACGAGATTGCGGAAATTACGGTGCGTCGTCAAGCGGCAGAACCGAAACTCTTGGAATAAAGGGTATTGCGGCAACGCCGAGGGCTATATGACTGATATCGCTGAAAAAACTACAAAATCAGCAATTGGCGGCCATACCGTGACCACCATAACTGTTGATTCGAACAAGCGTTCTGGTCCGGAGATGGCAGATCGGCTGCGGCGCGCCCTGATCGGTCAACGTAGAGTCGACATCATCGGCGCTTCCGGCGTTTCTGATGGGACGATCACGCGGGCGCTCAGGGGCCAGCCCACGCGCCGGGGCACTTTGGCCTCTCTGGCGGATGCGATGGGCATTTCCCAGGATTGGCTTATTGATGGCGCTGGGCCTATGCGCCGCCTACCGGTCGGCAGCGTGACCGACGAAGGCCATGTCGTGACCGAGGGCCCGATGATGCCCTTTGAGCAGCCGCTTTTCTCCACGATGAATATGGATCGTGCGGCCCGCGCCCTCGCTACGGCCGATCAGATGTTCGCCGCGAAGCGCGCTGCTCCGACGGATCGGGAGCGCGTCCAGGCCATGGCGCTAATATACGACATGCTTCTTCAACAAGAGCGCGACCAGGAACGTAGTAAAACTGAATCGAGTCCTAATACAGGATAA